TGTCCGCGATCCTGCGCTCCTTCTGGATGTGGTGGCGCACCAGATCCACCGAGCACGGGTAGCCCTTCCGGGCCAGCACCGGGGTCAGCAGGGACTTGAACATCCCCTGGCCGAGGTTCTCCTCGACCAGGATCCGGGCCACCTTGAACCTCTTGGCCACCCTGGCGATCTCCTCGAGCACCGGCTCCTCGAAGCCACCAGGGATCCCCTTGCACTCGAGGACGAACGCCTGGCCGGCGTAGGACCCGCAGACGGCCAGTGAGGTCTCGTCGGCACCCTTGCCCGAGGGGTCAACCGCGAGCACCTTGGTCTCGTAGGAGACGAGGTCTCCATCGGTCGCCATGGGCCGATAGTAGCGGTCGCCATTGAACCCCACACAGGGAAGATCATTGATCACCTTCTCGGGATCATTGCACCAGACGTACCGCTCGTAGCACTTCTCGGAGTCCAGGTCGGTGACGACCAAGTCGTTGATCCTGAGCGGGTAGCGGTCGAGGTCACTCAGGCTCTGATCGAGCTGGAACTGGAGGTCGAACATCGACCGCCCGTAGGCGATCTCACGCTCGAGGAGATCCTCAGTACTGAAGCGCAGAGGGTCCGTGGGGGTGCCCACGGGGTCCTCCATGCCCGCGATCATCGGGGCCAAGGTGTCCCCGTAGCCCAGGCACTGCTTCCTGGTGGGCACCCTCGCCGGCCAGATGCGCGTCGAGAAGCCTCGGGTCGGCAGCTCCTTCAGGATGTCCTGCTCCGTCTGGGGCGTGCCCAGGTAGATGATGCGACCGCCCGGCTTCAGGATGGCCTCGTACTCGTTGGTAGCCGCAGAGAGCTTGTCGCGCATCATCTGGGTCTGGGAGTTGGCCCAGGAGGCCACATCGTCACAGACGATCTCCGAGGCGCGAGCTCCGGTGATGGACGAGTACACGCCCTTCGAGGTCACCGAGGGACTGTGGCTCGCTGGTGCCGGCCCAACGTCGAAGGCTATCTTCGAGTTCCGCTGGTTCTCCCTGGGGCGCAGGTGGGCCGTCAGCACGCCCATCTCCTCGATCAGGCGAAGGGTGAAGGTGCTGAAGTCATCACTACGGTTCTTCGAGGCCGAGATGACCAGGAAGTTCAAGCTGGGGTCGATCAGCAGCCGCCAGACCACATAGGCCGAGGTGATGTAGCTCTTGCCCACCCCCCGGAAGGCCTGGATCACGGTGCGCTTCGGCCCACCCGCCAGGTACGCCGCAATGTCGTACTGGATCGGGGTGGGGTCAGGCAGCCCAAGGGCCTGCCAGGCCATCCACAGGAAGTTCTTGAAGCCCGAGGGACCGTGGAGCCTCGGGTCGACCCCCGTCATCTAGTACGGCTTCTTGATCTTCAGCTCCTGGCGCCTGCGGCCCTTGGCCGACTTGGAGCTCCGGCTGCTGCCCGTGGCCGACCGACGCTTGTTCTTCGTCCTCTGTTGCCTCGAGGCGGCCTTGGAGACCGTGGGGGAAATGGGTCGGCTCATGCGATGTTCTCCACAGGTTCGTCAGGGGAATGGAAGGGAAGTGCGGCAGCGATGTTCGCGATGGGGGAGTCCGCGAATGCCACCGAGTCGACGCCATTGTCCTTCAGGAAGGCACGGGCCACCGACAGGTCAGCCGCGGTGGCTTCACCGGACTGGATCTTGACCAGGAGGTCTTCTGCGACAGCAGTGTGTAGCTCCTCCAGGAGCTTGGCCATGTCCATCGGGCTACTCCAACAAGGCGACCTTGACCGTCGCTCCCGCGGCATTCTTCATGACCGCACGCATCTGCGGCATGATCGCGACACCTGTTTGCAGCACCTCGCTCGTGCCGCTCGAGTCCAGGGCGCCAGAGGTGGAGATCTCGACCCACCCGAGGTCCGGGTGCAGGCGGCCTTGCAGCTCGATCTCGGTGCAGGTGCCAGCGGTGCACTTGTATTGCACCGCACCCGCCTCGTCTTCGATGAGCTGACAGTTGACGAGCGTCCCCGCGGTTTCATCGCTCTCGGTGACCAAGGTCTCGTCCATGATGATGGTGACTTTACCCATAGCTACTCCATGTAGTAGATGTTGAAGGATGCACCCGACGCCCCTACCACGCGGCATCGGATCCATGGCATCACAGGGAGTTCCACAGCAAGAAACTCATCACCTGCGGTGAGGGAACTGAATCCCCCATCTGCTGAACTGCTCCACAGAGTGATCCAGGAGAACTCGGCGCTCAGGCGTGCCTGCCACAGCACTCGAGTCATCGTGCCGCCACTCAGTTGGACCTGCATGGCGCCAGACTCATCTCGCATGCGGACAGGCT